TCCGGCCTCATGCGTCTCGCATCGGGGTGGCGCATCTCCTGGCGCTGCACATAGCGGAACCATCTGACCACGTCCTCTTTGGTAACTCTCCACGATCCCATCAGCTTTGAAGGCGCCCCGCTTTTCTCGAAGGGATAGGTGCGCCGGAGTTGCCTGAATTTCCACAGACTCATATTCAATTCATCGGCCACCTGCTGCTCGCTGCTCAAGATGTCCATTTTTTCCATTTCATCCTCCTCTTTTTTTTTCGTCATGACCTTCCCTCCTTCTTTCTTTATTTTTCTGATTCACTGATCGCTCTCTTTTCCTTGCCCTTTCTGATTCACTGATCACTGATCACTGATCACTGATTCACCAGAGCGGCACCCGCTTTGATTCTTTTTGTTCGCTCGCTGTGCGCTTCGTTTCTGCCTTAGACCTCGCTTTATACTTCAGCCTCAACACGTCCGCGGCCACGAGGCAGAGCACCTCGCAGTCCCAATAATGATTCGCCCTCTGGGCCTGGCAGATCCACTGCTCGTTTTCGTTCAGCACCTCGGCGCACATCTGCCGGGCATATTCCAGCACGTCGCTGTCCCGTTCCACGTGAAACGCGCCCGGGTCTCCGGGCTTGATCTCCAGCTTGTGGGCGAGCGTATTCTTCCAGAGATTCGCATTGTGCCGAAGCAGCCGGATCCCGCCACGGATCGGCTTCTTTGTCCCCGGATAAAACTCAAGGGTGCTCCAGTTCACCATGGTCGTCATCGTCCGCCGGTCCACGCCCTGGGCCGCAAAGATCCGGCCCTGCCACGGCCGTACAAAATCGTACACCTCTGCCGTCTTGTGGCCCATGGCGTCCTGGAGCGCAAGCGTGATCACATACTTCTGCCCCTCCACATCGACATACGCCTCCTCGAAAAGCACTTGGCGCAGGGCCTCGAACGAATCGACAAACCCGAACCGCACGCCCCAGCTCTCCTGCTCCATGCCGAACCCGAAGGCCCGAACACGGTAATAAAATCCATTGTCCTGCGTATCCACGCCGGCCACCAGGGCCGCCACAACACCGCCCGAGGGCACGATCCCCGAAGGCCGCTCGTCGCAAAGCGCCGTGATCCGGTCCTCTTTCCGCTCCTGGAACTGGATCCGCCACGGCTCGGCTTTGTGCTTGTTCTGAAAATCCTTGAAGTCGTTGAGGTCCCCGGTCTGCACATAGGTGAGAAACGAGGCGGCCGGTTCCGAGAGCGACACGAAATGCGATATCCACGACGGCAGGTGAAACCCGATATTCCGCGGCCGGTGCTCCTTCAGGTACGCCATAAGTTTCTGCCCGCCGACCGAAGAGGACACAGATTCACACAGATCAACACAGATGTTTTCGTTTAAACTTTTTAAATCTTTTTTGTTTTTATTCTGATCCGCTTTTTCTGTGTTCATCTGCGTCCCATTCTTTCTTCGGCTGCGCCACTGCCCTAACCTGACGGCCCGGTCCCGGTCGTAATCGTTCCAGTGCGCCGCGCACGTCTTGCACTCGTACCAGGCCAATTCCTCGGCCTTCACCTTCACCGGGTCCCGCACGTCCGCCGGCCACTTGATATGCTCGAAGTCCATGATCTGATATGTTTTGCAAAACGGGCAGCGCACCCAGTAGTCGAAGATCACCTGCGCCTCGGTTGTGAGTGCCTTCCAGATCGGCCCGGATTCGACGGTGGGCGTCGACGCCTTCCAGATCTTGCGGTTGAAGCGGTAGGTTCGCGTCCGGCCCTCGGCGAGCGAGATCGGGTCGGTTTCCCTCTTGCCCGCGGTCTCCGGGTATTTATCGATCTCGTCAAGCACCAGGTGGCGGATGCTCTTGTTCGCCAGCTTCACCGCGCTCCTGGCCCAGGCCATGTAAATTTGCATGTGCTGCAGGTTGATCCGCTTGGCTGCCTCGTCGTCTGCCGAGCCGGTCAGGTACTGCCTGAGCCGTGAGCTTTGTTGGATCATGGGCAGGATCCGGTCCTTGCTGTTTTCCACGGCCGTCTCTTCATCCGGGTAGACGTAGAGCACAGGCCCCGGCTCGATGTCCGTCGCGTACCCGATGCACGTATCCACGCAGAATGATTTCCCCACCTGGAGGGCCGCGCAGATGATGATCGTCTCGACCGACGGGAAAAAGGAGGCGTCCATGATCCCCGGCAGGTACGGCGTCGTGCTGTTCTTGTACCGTGTCCCTTCGAGCGGCCCGCGGGTTACGATCCGGTGCCGGCTCGCCCACACGGAAACCGGGATCTTCTTCCGCTTCCGGTAGATCCGCCGCTCCGCCAGAGTCGTGCGAAACGAGATCAGCCGCCGCAGTGCGGCCACGGTCTTCGAAAGCCAGCTCTTCGGGGTTCGCACTTCGATGGTCGTCGCGATCTTCATTTTTCTTCTCCTGCTCCGATCAGTCCGATCCGACTAATCCGTCCGATTCTTCTTTGTCTTCTCTGCGGTCCTCTCTTACATCAAACAACACATGAAACTCCCTCTCGCTTGCGAACTCGTTCAGGGTGTCGTTATGCGCCTCGGTCATATCGTTGATCAGATCCTGGGTCTTCTGGTGGTTGCCGGCCACCAGCCGGATCCAGTCCCCGGCCTTGGCCTGCACCATGAACATGAGCGCCGCTTCGAGCGCCGCGGCCCGAGCCGCCAGCTCCAGCTCGAACTCTTCTCTCAAGATATACTTCCCCTCCTCCGCCATGCGCCTGATCTTTGCATACTTCCCTTGCTCATCGATCCGGCGGATCTCGGCCTGCGTCTTTCTGCGCTGCAGCTCCTCATCATCGACCTTGCGCTTCGCTTCCTGGGTGGTGAGATACGCCTTGGCATAGCGCATGAGATTCTTGAGCGTGTAGGTCCCGTCCGGCTCTGCCCTGATCTTCCCGTCGCCCTGGTGCTTGTAGAGCGTGCTCTGTGAAATCTTCCACCCCTGGCTTTTCAAAAACCCGACCGCCTCGCGCAGGTTCCTGAACTTCTCCTGGGTGCCACGGACAAGCTCGTCTTGTCCGTGCTGTGCTTCAATCTCCGCCTCCTCGATCAGTTCCGTTTCCTTGGCCGTGAGGGTCTTCCCGTCCTTCACCTTCACGAGAGCGTTCCGCAACATGACCTTCCTGGCCCGTGCCAGCACGTCTGCCATCTCCGGACTTTTATATTCCGCTTGCTCTTCGGTCATTCTCCCTCCTCGGCCAGCCTTGCCTTTTTACCCGTAAACCGCTCCCAGCGCTTGACAGTGACATCGCAGCATCCCGGATCAATATCCATTCCGAAGCAGGTCCTTCTTGTCTTTTCAGCCGCGATATATTGAGGACCACTTCCGGCAAAAGGCTCGTAACAACTCTCGCCCATTCTCAAATGCTTAATAATCGGGATTTCAAAAAGCTCCACGGGCTTCGGTGTACTAAGATTAAATTCTTTTCTTTCGCTTTGCCCTACACTTTTAATTGACCAAACGGTGGTCTGATCTCGTTCTCCTTTCCCTCGTCCATAATCGGGCGGCGGATTTCCTTTTATCCAGCCCATAAAACACGGTTCATGCTTCCAGTGATATTGTCCCCTGGTCAGAAGCATGTTGGATTTTACCCATATAATTTGCCGATGCAGGAGTACATCTGCTGCTGCTGCTGCTGCTGCGAAAAAACCTTGAGTTAAATGAGCGTGCCATAAATACCAGGCGGCATTTTTGGCGAGGATGATTTCGCTTGCTATTTTAAAAACACTTTCTAAGAATTTTTGCAGGTCCTGATCTCGTAACGTATCCTTCGCCACCCGTGGCTTCGCCACCCGTGGCTTCGCCACCCCTGGATTAGGCCGCTCGTCATTCGCATAAGAAACCCCATAAGGCGGATCTGTTGCCATGAGACCGACTTTATTCTCCGCTCCCAATTTCAAGCAGTCGTCCAACTTCGCCGCATCCCCACACAGAAGCCGATGTTCCCCCATAATCCACAGATCGCCCGGTTTTGTAATCGTCTCTTTGGGTGGCTCTGGGATTTCGTCCTGATCGGTTAATCCCTGCCGATCGTTGCCCACGAGCTGGTCGATGAAATCCGCATCCAGGCCGGTCAACCCCATATCAATATCGAGCGCCTGCATCTCTTCCAGTTCCTTTTCGAGTAATTCCATGTCCCACTCCGCCAGTTCCGCCATGCGGTTGACGCTGATCCGAAAAGCACGGATCTGCTCATCGGTCATGTCGTCGGCGATCAGCACCGGGATCTCGGTTATTCCTGCGGCCCTGGCCGCCTTCAGGCGCAGGTGCCCGTCGATCACGTTGCCGTCGGCCTTGATGAGCACGGGCACCCTGAAGCCAAAAGCCTTGAGTGCCTTTGCCATTTCTCCAACCGCGTGATCGTTTTTCCTAGGATTCTTCTCGTACATGATCAACTTATCGATCGGCCAGCTTTTATATTTCATTTCTCACGTCCTTCATTTCAGGAGTTTTATATTCCGCCTGTTCTTCGGTCATGCTCATCCTCTTTCTTCAAGATTTTCCTTGCCTTGTCTTGCCCGGCCGCGCCAAGCCAAGCCACGCCAGGCCCGGCTGCGCCTCGCCCCGCCGCGCCCAGCCATGATTAATGCTTCACTTTTTCCTCGGCTTGAATTGCTCCAACGTACTATCCTCAATCGCTTTTTCGATTAATCTTGGCTGTTGCATGATATTTGCCAGTTTTTTTATCGCTTTCGTGTTTTCCTGCAAATTTTGACTTATATAACCGATGCATGCGGCCACAAGAGTCACACCATGAACCTGTTCCTGGGTTAATTTTGACAGGTCTGTTGATTCTGCGATATGCTTCCCTCTCTTCAGTTGTTTGCTTGCCTTTTTGATTCTCCGAGTCGCACATAGCGCATGTTCAGCAGCTTCCACGATTCTGTAACCTTTCTCTCGTACGTTTTCCCAGTGCAGGTTCAGGTTGCTTCTGCACTCTTTGTTGAACCGCTCGAATTGCTGTCTTCCTCTGCTGGTCCGGATATCGATCCCTCCCAGCTTTTGTAGTTCCTCATAGGAAAAGAATTTTTTCCCCTTATTTTCGACGGTCATGGTGCATATCGCGTCGAAAAGCCTCTTCCATTCCGGATGTGTAAAAATCTCTTTCATGATAGTATCCTCCTTTTAAATAAAAACCTTGCCTTGTCTTGCCCGGCCACGCTTCGCCCGGCCAGGACTCGCCT